GGGTTTATGAAGGGCCAGCTTCGCAAGGTGCTGGAAGAAGGCCCAAAGAAGTCGGCCACCTTCCAGGAACTGAAGGACGATGACCAGCGCGACATTGCGCGAGACGTGTACGAGATGTGGAGCTACTGGGGCGAAGTCGATCACGACGACCTGGAAGCCGCTGGCCTCAAGATGGGTGAGAAGGACGAGCTCCGCGCAGTCAGCGCATGCGTCGTGATGATCAACAGCACGATTGTTAAAGCGTTCCTTAACCCGTTGGAAGGCGGCGATCTGCCGTATGACTTCTACGTCTGGGAGCGCGTGTCTGACAGCGTGTGGGGTTATGGTATTCCCTACCTCATGCGCGCGCAGCAGAAGGTCCTCAACGCTGCATGGCGTCAGATGATGGACAACGCCGGTGTATCCAGCGGGCCACAGATCATCGTCAAGGCCGGAGCCATCCAGCCAGCAGACAAGCAGTGGCAGATCAGCGCGCGCAAGATATGGTTTGCTACCGACGAGGTAGACGACGTGCGCAAAGCATTTACCGCAGTGGAATTCAACAGTCACCAGGCCGAGCTATCGGGCATCATCAAGATGGCCATGGAGCTGGCCGACATGGAGACCGGCGTGCCGGTCATCATGCAGGGCGAGAAGGGTGCAGCACCTGACACTGTTGGCGGCATGCAGATGCTGATGAACAGCGCCAACGTGGTGTTGCGCCGTTTGGTCAAACAGTTTGATGACATGGTCACACGCCCGCACATCCGCCGGTACTACGACTACAACATGATGTACAACGAGGACGAGGAGATCAAGGGCGACTTCAGCATCGACGCCCGAGGCTCGTCGGCCTTGCTGATTCGCGACATCCAAAACCAGGCGTTCTTGAACCTCCTGGCCGCTGGAGCGAACCCGGTGTACGGCGTGTACCTGGATACCCAGAAGCTATTCGAGAAGGCCCTACAGGCCCAGCACATCGATCCCAAGGACGTGTTCAAGTCCGAGGACGAGCTGGAGAAAATCAAAGAGCAGCAGAAGAACCCGCAGGAAGCACCGCCCGATCCAGCCATGGCCGTGGCCCAGCTGCGTGGCCAGATCGAGATGGAGAAGGCCAAGGCCCAGAACGCAGGCGACATGGCCGAGTTGCAGGTACGCCAAGGCATCGCCCAACAAGAAGGCGAGATACGCATGGCCGAGATGCAGCTCACGCGCGAGATCGAGATGTTGAAGATGGCCAACAACCAGAACCTGACACTTGAACAGATCAAGGCCAAGCTGGCCGACACGGCAATGCGCGAACGCGGCAAGAAAGAGCTGTACGCGGCAGAAGCGAATTTGAAAATGACCACTGGTCAAGGCATCTAAACCTGAAAGGAAATCATCATGGCATCAATCAGCGCAACCGTCAGCCGCGACACGGCTCCCGGCGCAGTCATCGTCACCTGGGCATTAGCCAATGCGGACAGCGGGCTGCCGTACCAGCTCAGCTCAGCATCGGACCTAACGTGCCACACCTTTGGCACGTTTGGCTCAGCCACCATTACCTGGCAGGGATCGAGCGACGGCACCAATTGGCACGCCATGACCCAGAAGGGCGGCACGGCCAACATGGCCTACACCACCACGGGCAACCACTCACCCAACGAGATGCCCCCGTTCATCCGTGCAATCTCCGCAGGCGGTACGGGCACCGCGATCACGGCATCTTTGTGCATCTATCCGCGCTGGTCCAAGAACCAATTTTGATGACTTGCGCGCCACCCCCTGCCTGGCATAGAATCCGGGCAGGGACCTTGCGTCCAAAAATTACATAGCCAGGCAATGACCTGGCTTTTTTGATGGCATGAACGAATACACCTCTGATACCTAGCACAAACTGCGCAAATGGGCTGAAACAGAGCTCGAACGCGCACGCGTGCGAAACGACGCCGTGGGTCTCTCCGAACTTGACACGGCGGCGCTCAGGGGTGAGATCAGGATGCTCAAACGATTTCTCGACTTGCCGCAAGCGGCAACTCGGGGTGTAGTGGTTGAGCCGGACTAACAGTCCCGCACAACCTGTCTGAGTGACCGCCTTCGGGCGGTCTTTTTATTGGAGAGCGAAAAGTGGAACAACAACTATCCGACGAGGAAACGCAGAAACTCTGGAACGAAGAAGCCGCAAAACTTGAAGCCAGTGAGCCATCACCCGCATTCGAGACCCAAGGCGTTGCGCCGGTAGACCCGCCGCAAGACCCTCAAACCCAGGACCCTGCGCCAGTTAAAGGACAAGAAGCTGATCCGCTGGCAGGACTACCAGAACCAGTGAGGCAGGCCCTAACCCGCATCACAGAACTGGAGACCGCCAACTCTCAACTGCTGCACCACGTAAAGACTGCCGAGGGTCGCGTGGCCGCGATGCAGCGTGAATTCCAGCAGGCACGTCAGGCGCAACAATCCGTTGCACCACAAGACGCGCCTTCGCAGGGAGACATTGCTGCCGCCGCCAAGAACCCCGAGAAGTGGGAGCAGCTCAAGCAGGATTTCCCGGAATGGGCCGGGGCGATGGAGGAATACGTTGGAGCCAAGCTCAACGGTATGCAGAGCGGTGTTCAGGCCAACCAGGTCGTTGAATACGTACAAGCTCAGCAGGCCGAGCTTAGAACTCAAATGCAAGCCGCCATTGAAGAGGCCCGTGTCGAAGGCAAGTACGAAGACTGGCGCGAAACAATCAACACGTCTGACTTTGCACAATGGTTCGCCATTCAGCCAACCGAGGTGAGAGCCTTGGCCGACAGTCCGCACGGCAGAGACGCGATCAAGATGTTGGACATGTTCAACAACGTGAGAGCACGACCTGCTTCGGAGATTAAGCAAGAGCGCGGAGCACGACTCGCCGCAGCCGCGACGACCCGACCTGGCCAGACACCGCCGCCCAAGACATTGGACGACTTGTCTCCAGAAGAACTTTGGAACTACGAGGCCAAGAAGCGCGAAGAACAGAAAGCGCGTCAAGGCTACTGAAAACTTTTTAAAGGAACCACATCATGGCTATTCAAAATTACAGCACAGTTGCATCGCGGAACTTGATCCGTGCCGCACAAGGCATGCTGGAACACGCTCAACCCATCACCGTTTTGGGCGACTTCGGTACTCAGCGCGAAATGCCGCAGAACTCGACAGACACCTTGGTGTTCCGCCGTACTCTGCCTTTCGGCGCATCTACATCAGGCACCACAATCGAGAACTCCACTCGTTACGTTGGTACTCCTGACATCACCGCATCCAACTTTGTGTTGGCTGAAGGCGTGACCCCTAACTCCAACACCATCACGTTCCAGGACGTGTCCGTTCAGCTCCAGCAGTACGGTGTGTTGTTTAAGTACAGCTCTAAGACTGAGCAGTTGTACGAAGACGACATCCCCGGCGAGATGGTCAAGCTGACTGGCGAGACCTTGGCCGAGGTGATGGAGTTGGTTCGCTACGGCGTGTTGAAGGCTGGCTCTACTGTGATCTACACAAACGGCTCTAGCCGTGCCTCGATCAACACAGCAATCAGCTTGAACTCAATCCGTAAAGCTGCCCGTACCCTGGAATCAAACCGTTGCCGCCGCGTCACCAGCCGTTTGGCTCCTGGCGTGAACTTCGGTACACGAGCTGTGCAACCTGCCTATGTGGTGTTCTGCCACACAGACGCAGTCAGCGACATCCGTAACCTGCCAGGCTTCACCCGCGTGGAAGACTACGGTTCATTCAAGCCCATCCACGATCGCGAGATTGGTGCCTGTGAAGACTTCCGCTTCATCAGCTCTCCGCTGTTGAAGTCCTTCTTGGCTGCCGGTGCTTCCATTGGTTCAAGCGGCATGTTGTCTGTTGGCGCTGCCAACGTCGACGTGTACCCCTTCATCGTTATCGGTGAAGACGCATGGGGCCAAGTCGCATTGAAGGGCATGTCTGCCATCAAGCCTGTGGTGTTGAAAGCATCTCAGACCAACCACGCTAACCCATTGGGCCAATTTGGCTACGTGGGTGCTTCGACCTACTTTGCTACCGTGCGTTTGAACGACGCCTGGATGGCTCGTATCGAAGCCGGTGTGACCGCTCTGTAATGATCAGGGGTGTTGGTTAAGCCAACGCCCCGTCTAACCAAAGGAACACACCATGAGCAATCCAGCTTTCTATAGCCTTATTAACAGCGGGCGATTAACCGGTAACGTGATTGGCGCGGTGCTTGCCACTGAACCTCTTGCATCTACTGGCGCAACCCTAACCTGCACCCGTGATGTCCACGGCGGTCGTATGAACGTAATCAATGCAGCCGCAGGTTGTGCAGTCACACTGCCAAACGCGACCGGCACTGGTTCGGTCTATCGATTCATGATCGGCACAACCATTACATCAAACAGTACCACCATCAAGGTGAACAATACTACTGATGTCATGTCTGGCCGCGCATACGTGATCAGCGATAACTCGGCTGCGGTACTTGGCTACGCCACTGGTTCTACTGATGACACCATCACCCTCAACGGAACTACGTTGGGTGGATTTGCTGGCGACGTCATTGAAATCACTGATGCAATTGCCGGTACTTTTTTGGTCGAAGTACACACCAAAGCCACCGGCACGGAAGCAACTCCGTTCTCGGCAACTGTCTAATCTTCTTTAAGGAATTTCACCATGTCATACAACATCGAACAAGCCAATAGTGGCTTTCTTTCACTCACCGCCGCCGGTCTGGCTGAAGGTACTAACAGTGCCACCTTCAAGACCGTCAACACCTTGACCTTCACCAACAACGGTGTGTTCAAGTCCAAAGCAGCTACTGACAACTTGACCTTTTCGACCGGCACCGCGCTGGCCGCAAGCCAGGCTTGTTTGTTTGGTGTGTGGATCAACACCTCCGGCACCGTGACGACCTCCCAAGGTCCAATCCAAGCCGCTGGCGATCCCTGCCCAGTCCCTAGCCAGGCCACCGCCAACACCACGTTGGTCGGCCTGATCAAAGTGACCACCAGCTCTGCCGCCACGTTCACACCTGGTACTACCGACCTGTCCGCTTCGGGCATTACCGCAGCGTTCTCCGACTGCATGGACATGCCCGGCTCGGCCCTGTAAGTTGCCATCCTCTTCCTAGAAGAGTTTATGCAGACCGCCTTCGGGTGGTCTGCTTTTTGGATTTTTAACCCCCTGGAGAATAAAGATGGCAAGTAAGAAAAACACCGTCCAAGGAATGGAAATCATCGACGACGAACCGGTCATTGAGACCGTGGCCGAGTCGCGTGATTTCAGCAAGCTCGCATCCGATGAGGCTTTCATGAACGAGCTGGTAACCGTCATGGTCCATTCGACCACTGATGAGAATCAACCCAACCATGTTGTTGTCAATTGCAACGGCATGAACCAACCCTTGATCAGGGGCGTGCCCACAACCGTGAAGCGCAAGTATGTCGAAATCTTGGCCCGCATGAAGGAGACCAAGTACACCCAGATCACGCGCAACGCGTCTGCGCCTGAGCAGATCGACATGGTTGCACGCCACGGTTTGAGCTTCCCCTTTGACTTGGTTGAAGACAAGAACCCTCGTGGCCGTGCATGGCTGCAAAACGTCTTGACTGAAGCAGCCTAATAGGGTCTTCGCATGAACCTCCTTCAACTTGTTAACCAAGCCCGTGTCGAATGCGGCGTCTCTGGCCCTGCGCTGACCACAGCTCAGAGCCAGACCGGCGAATCGGCTCGCATGGTGTCTTGGGTGCAGCAGGCATGGATTGATCTCCAGACCAGCAAAGAAGATTGGCTGTTCTTGCGAAGCCCTTTTACATTCAACACGGTTGCGTCTCAATTTCAATACACCGCCGCTAACGCGGGCCTGACTGATTTTGGAAACTGGAAGCGTGACAGCTTTCGGTGTTCCAGTGTCGGCCAGTCCTACCAAGACGAGCAGTTGATGAACTACATGGACTGGACCACGTTCAGAAACCTGTATCGTTATGCCAACATGCGCAACACGACCGCGCGCCCAGTCGTCGTGTCCATCACGCCTGAGAAGGACCTGGCCTTTGGCTCGACCCCTGACATAGCCTACGTGATCGATGGCGAATACTACACACAACCTGTCAGTCTCACGGCTGACACTGACATTCCCGGTATACCGGATCGATTTCAAATGGCCATCGTCTACCGGGCCATGATGTACTACGCTGGGTATGAGGCAGCCCCTGAAGTCCTGTCGCGAGGTGACTTCGAGTACCGACGTTTGTACTCGCGAATGGAGATTGACCAGCTGCCGACTATTGTCAGCGGACCACCTTTGGCGTAATCATGGCCACAGGAATGCCTCCCGTCAAATACAGTCTGATCCAGCTCCAGGGCGGGCTCGACCTGGTCACGCCCACGCTGTCGCTGCCGCCGGGCATCGCCCGTTCGGCTGTCAATTTTGAAGTAGCGATCACGGGCGGGTATACCCGCATTGCCGGGTATGAACGCTTTGATGGGCAGCCTAATCCGTCGGATGCCGTCTACGGCGCGATCACTGTTGCAAGCGCCAGCAACCTAGCCGTTGGTAATACGTTCACCAATTTAGCGACCACGTCGTCGGGCTACATCATTGCCATTGACGACACCACGGTAATTTACACCATGGCTGTGGGCGCGTTTGCCGTTGCGGATGGCCTTTATGTGGGCGGCA